TGGCTATCGCTCTCTGCCTTAAATCTTGTATACCTAAGAGGTCATTTTCATCCTTCAATTGCTTCAAGTAATCATCTGCATCAGGAGGACGCTGCATCGTCAAACTCTGCGAGTTAAAATTCTGCTTAGCTTGAGCCGCAATATTCAGTGTTTGGCCAAACTTCCTATACAGACCATCAGCAACACCCACCTGAGTGTTTTCTCTTGAAAGTAGGTCTAAACCTTGTTGCATTGTCCCATTTAGCTGTGCCCTGCCTAAGTCAATTAAGCTTTGCGTTTGACTTAACCTTCTTTGCGCATCATCTAGATTGGCGGCTGCGATAGATTGTTGATTAAGAGCCCCTTTCAGTGCATCTGCTGCTTGCTTGCCTCTCGTTGTGTTTGTCCCAAAGTTCAAAATCTCTTTTTGTAAATCCTGAACTCGGTAGGTAGCGTTGTTATACGCGTCTTGCATGTCGTTAACCTGACCAGTAAGCGTTGGTATGCTTTGGTCTAACTTGGCTATTGAGGCTGACAGCTGGATGTCTGACATATTTTTAAACTGGTGGGCTAGGTCGCCTACAGAGTCTGCCAAATCATTAGCTGATTTTTTTGCTTGGTCAGATTGTTGTTTGAAATAGTAGATTGCTGCAGCGGCGGTCATCGCCACACCGACCGGGCCACCTACCAACCCAAGTGCACCTCTTGCGAGCGTTGTAATAACCCCACTAGCGGATGCTGAAGCCACAGCAGAAGCCTCTTGCGCTGCTGTAAGATTGTTTGTAGCTAAAGTTGCTGCGGCTGCTGCATCAGTGGCGGCTAATCTAGCTGCTGATAATCTTGACTGCGCTGCGGTTGCTTCTGTTGCACTTGTCGCTGACTGTACCTGAGCTGCAGCAAGGGCTACCTCTCTAAATGCCGAGTCTCTCAACGCAATAGCCGACCTTTCCTCAAACTGAGCGCGAAGAGTTGCTGTTTGTGCTGCGGTAGCTGCTGCTTTAGATTGCTCAATGGTGGCAAGGGTGTTTTTTAAAGATTCTGCGGCTGAAAGTGTGAGCGATGCGGCATAACGCCCCCCCATCACTACCGCGGCGATACTCAACACCGATGCCAACCCACTAATATTTTCAGACAGCGTGACTACTCCACTCCCCGCTGCAGTGAGGAAGGTATTTACCGTGGTGTTCTCGCCAAAGAACTTGGTCAGGTTATTTCCGGCGATCTGCAGTGATTGCGCTAACGTCGTTGTATGGTTATTAAATTCTTGTGCAATCGTAGCACCTTGGCTAAGGAGCCCATTAATCACGACATCTGAGGTTAACTTACCTTGTCCAGCCATGACTTTTAGCTGCCCGATGTTAACGCCTAATGAGTCAGCAAGAGCCTGCGCTAGTCGGCTACCATTTTCAGATACGGAGTTGAATTCATCGCCGCGTAATGCGCCTGACGCTAATGCCTGTGAAAGTTGTAATGTTGCGCCAGCTGCCTCTTGAGTTGTGGCACCAGATAGCACCAACCCTTCGTTCACTGTTTTGATAACCGAGGATAAGTCATTGGAACTAAGTCCGAGGCTGCGAGTTGAACGCTCTAATGTTCCATACAATGCAGCGGTTGATTGCAAGTCGCTCTTTGTGGATTGTGCGATATCGAAAACCCGGCTAGTAACTTCAGCCAGTGATTCGTTGGTCTTTACTGCATTAGCGAGTTTATTGTTAACGTCTACCCAAGCAGTTGCATATTCAGTAATTTGCTTAACCGACATCGCTGCAGATAGGGCCACGCTGATTTTTGTCAGCGAAGAGAAAGAGCGTTCTGTACCCTCGACAGCTTTCGATGTGCTATTAAATCCTCGCTCCATGCTATCAAGTCGAGCATTAACTTGCTGCTGAGCACTCAGTAACCCCTTGATATCCATTTCTACATCGTAATGAATACTTCCTGCATTAGTTGCTGTCATTTGATTTTCCTCGGGTATAAAAAAACCCCGCCGAGGCGAGGTTTGTAATTTGGTGTTTTTCTATCTGCACCGTTCACTCCATATAGGCGCAAACCCATCCGTAGATTCCTCTATGAATGTGCTTGAAGGAATACCATTTGATATGAATTTCTGATGCCCAGAATAAGCACCAAAGCTATTCTTAGAATTGACAAAACCGCAAACATAGCCAGATGGATACGTGTTTTCCATCGCAAACTCTGATGAATTTGGGTCTTTCAGTAGCCTTCTAACTGCATCTTCAGCCTTTACTTTCAGAACTGATTGGCTATTTTCGTTCTGCTGTTCTTTTTCTATATCTTCAAGCAAAGATTTTTTTTGTGTGTATCTATCCCCGTAGATAGCTGACTCACTATTTACCCATAGAGTTGTGATTATGCATAGCAATATAATCGATAGTGAGGATAGCTTAGCTCCAATCCTTTCACGATATGCAACGATTAACACAACCACAGGTATTAAAATCAGTAGAGACACTGGCTCTCTAGATAAAAAATATAATGAAGCTAGCAAGAAAACTATTGCTATTAGGTTTAAAAGCCTCAATCCAGCCATCCTAACCCCCGCATTTTATTATCCAACTCTTCAATATCCGTAAATTTCTTATTCTTCTTAAGTATCGCTCTATATTGAGTATAACCGTGGTGTTTTGGCACGAAAAATTCTGGGCTAGGATGTTTTTTATTAGTTAAGGATTCGTATTCTAAAACTGAAATTTCATGCTTTTTCTTAAGGCTCTGTAAAGCCAGTGAAGACAAGGCAATTTGTTGCTTACAGAGCTCTATTGCTATGTTTAAGTTATCTCCACTCGCCCTCTTTTTATAGTGCTCTTTAATTTTTTCCTGCAATCCAAAATGAACTTGAATCACCTGTTCAAATGATAGGTGATTCAACCCCCTCAGCCATTGCTCCTCGTTCACATCCCTATCCCCATAAGTAAAGTTAAGAGCAATCCTAATGTTAATTAAGTGCAAAGGGAAGCAAGAAACCCGCAGTTAAGCGGGTTGGATAATTGAAGATGAGCTATTTGTGAATAATATCCTGTCCGACCAGAATCGATAACCGGTCGTAAACATCACAAGCGACTTGGAAGTCCGAGTGAATTTCTTTCATTACTGGATTCCCACCTTTGTCGGTGACGATCACAGAGTATTGATACTCATCAGCTCCATCACCACCCTCTGTAAGAACCGAAGATAAATTGACAGCCAATACATCTTTATCAACGTTAAACTTAAATCCTGCTATTTTTTGCTCACCTATTACTACTAATGACATTTGATAACCCTTCTTTTATCGCATTACTGCGCGTTCTATTGATTCAAATTTATGCTGCATGATTTCGATATGATGCTGTAATGACAGCAACTGGAATCGAGCAGCCTCAATTTCATATCCGAAGTCTTTTAACTGAGTAAGTATTCTCCCCAATGGATTGGGGTTATCACCGTTAGGTATCAAATGTTTTGCTGCGTAGGTCCAAGGGGCCTTTAGCTCGGTAGGCTTGATCACATGACGGTACTGATCGTAAAAAGACATAGGATAAGCCAGTGGTAATGTCATCTGCTTATCGTCCCTCGACAGCAATTCACCTTCCAGAATAATACTGTGTACATATTCGATAGCAGGTTCGATTTGCTCAGGCGTTAATTGCTCAAAGCTTGTTACCTGAAAGCGTTGATGAACTAAGGAGTAAGCTTCTGGATACATCAGATGCTTTTTACTCACCAACATATTTACCGCATCACGAAGAGGCGTTCTTTCTTCTGTGGTACTTTTGCGAGAACGTGAAACCTCATAGTTACCATTTTTACGAATGGATGGTAAAACCTCAGCAGTTACCCATTTGCGAAACTTATGAGGTACCGACCCTTTATTGACGGCATCGCGACAGCGAAGGACTAGCGTGTACATTCCAGATTCGCTGACGATATTCATGCTCTGAGGCCCATTCCCAGCTGACCCTAACTTCAAGTTATGGTCGGAACTCAGCACATCCTTTTCGTCTTCATCCAGAGCCGAAACTGATTTAGATGGGTTGCTTAATTCCAGGGCATTGCAGATATCTGCTGCAACAAACCATGGCTCACCATTTTTATTTACTACGCGAATCTCACTATCTCCGAAACGGAAGATGGTGAATTCTTTATTTTCTTTTGCTATGATCTTCATTGTTGGTTCCTTAGTAGTTGCTGACAAATTAGAAGCCTCAGTGGTTGCACCCATTGGGGCTTCGTTATTTCTATTGAATGATAAACTCACCTTTTTTCTCCATCTCCATAACTCTAGAAATCAAATAGTCCATCATTCCCTGAGCAGACCTATAAGTCTTTTTTGCATTGCTATCAACGAAGGCTTTAACTTCCGGAGTCATACGGTACGCCATAGGCTTGATATCTTTCTTTTTCTGTTCCATTATTCACCTCATGTATTTTCATATCCGCACTAACTCATGCGGCAAAATTAATATGCCTCATGCGTAATTATGAGTCAATGATTATTTTAAGGTTCATTATATGAAGTTTGATAGTGCATTCCCTCAAAGGGTAGCCAAGACCAGAGCATCTCTAGGCTTAACTCAAGCTGAGTTGGCTAAATCAGTTGGTGTGGTACATCGCCAGATAGCAGCGTATGAAGGTGGTGAAGCCAAACCAAGAGATGCAGCTCTTCAAAATCTAGCTGCCGCACTCGGCACGACATCTGATTGGCTTTCACTAGGCATAGGTAAAGGTCCGTCACTAGAAAGCATCAAACCCACCAAGACTGTTACTGAAATCCCCCTTCTTACGTGGAGTCAGGCATCAATGGTTGATTTTTTAGATGATTTGATACCGGATGATTTTCATCAATCCCCGCCTAACAGCCCTGAAGATGCATTCGCTATAAAAATAATTGGTGACGCAATGACATCAAATAAAGGAGTCAGCTTCCCGGAAGGATCTATCGTTACTTTTTCACCTAGCATACAGCCAAGCAGTGGGGATTTTGTTTTATTAAAAACAACTGATTTGTTTGCGACCTTTAAGCAGGTTTTCTTCAGTGGTAATTCAGTAAAAGTACACTCTCTCAATGACTTGTATCCAGAGTGGCATACTAGCAAAGATGATATTGATATTGTGGCGGTTGCTACTTATGTAGAAACCAAGCTGAAATAACCCCCGAGTAATCGGGCACAAAAAAGCCACCCGAAGGTGGCTTATAGGCAACATGATTCACTACTACGGATTTAAAGATTCTACATCCATCTCTTGGCACTCAATCTCATTGCCAATTGGCACATCATCCTTTTCAGTCTGCTCTTTGGTTAACTTGGTTAGGGTGATGTCATCCTTAGCTGACCATAGTTGCCAACCATCGCCAAGATACCTAGCTCCGCTCGCGGAGACTACTGACTTGAGGAGGAACAACTCACCATCATATTGCATTACTGCGTGGTCAGTATCGGGGAATGAGGCTTTCATATCCTTGCCATTGCAGGTGTAGTTAAATGTCTCAGCTGCATGAGAAGCACAGGTGATGGCTATGGAAAACATCAATAGTAGTGACTGGCGGCATTTCATAATAAACAGTCCTTAGCTTATGAGTAACTAAAGACTAACACAGTGGTTTTTAACATCAATGTGCATGGCAAAACTCCAACTTTGTACTCGTGTCCGATAATTATTTCAGTCGCTTCTCTTTCATCGCAAAGTAATCATCAACAACCTGGTCATACTCTTCACGGGTAAACCCTTTCTGCTCAGGGTATTTCTGGTTGAGCATCAGGATGAACTCGGTCATCGTGAGGTTTTCGGCCTCGGTACGCGTCATTGCGAAGTGATTACGGGCTGCATTGATATAATCAACGGCTTTGAACTCTGACGTGGTACCTTTCGACTCATTGCGCTGTAGTTGCCTTACCTTGGCTTTCCCTATGACTCCGTGAGTAATTAGCGATGATGCAATCAGCAGCATATCCTGCAGCGGCATCTTGCCTTGCTTCCAGACGAACGCTCGCTTACCTGTCTTGCTAGGAACTATGTCACCAATCAGCGGTGATAAGTCGGAGTCACAGCACGCTTGCAGGACATCAATTGCCGCACTAAATGCTCGTCTTGCTGGATTGGAGTTGTTCAGGTACTTCATGAACCAATCAGGCAGACTTCCTGTTGCCGACCACATTCCCGCTATCAGTTCCTGTACCTCAGTATTATGCAAGTCTGCAACCTTCTGAACTATCTCCTGTGGACTACCTATCTTCGTCATATTGATAAGCGACGGCCTAAACAGGTAATCATCGTCGCCAACTGAGATAACGCACTCGCCTATTTCTTTTATCGGGGTCATTCATAGCCTCATAATCAATGTCAAGGGCAATAAATACTTATCACCCTTTGGATTGGTTACGCTGCTGTAACCGTAATTGCACTGGTAGCAGTTTTACCGCCATCAGCAGTAGTAGCCGTGATGGTTACGCTACCTGCTTTAACACCTGTCACGAGGCCTTTATTGTCAACTGTTACTAGCGTGGTATCAGATGATGACCAATTCACTGACTGATTGCTCGCCGTGGACGGGGACACCGAAGCTGTTAACTGACGGGTTGCACCAACCGCGATATTCGCGCTATTAGGCGCTACGGCAACTGAAGTGACTTCTGACGTGTCAATATCTTCAATTGACACTGTAGAGCCGTCAGCCACCTTGAACTCAGTTGAGAAGGTGACTATATCGTCGGTACCGCCGTCATTACTCAGTGCGGTGATGACCATGTACGCCTGAATCATAATCTGGCCGAAGTGCATACGAACCCACAAGGTGGGTTGGCGAGCAGCATTCACTTCATTCACGTAGTACTTGATGAATTTATACACGCCGTACTGGTCAGATTTATCGTTGACGCGCACCTCACCTTCAAACGAAAGTGTTAAGTCATTTGAAGTAACCACGTTCTCTACCCATCCCTTAGTATCATCTGCGGATGAGTTGGTCGTGTTCGGGTTCATATCAAATGTTTTACTGGTACCTGCAGCAAGCAGTTTAAAATCTGCCTCAGTGGGTACTGCATCTGAGCAACCATCAGCCACTTCAAGGATGACGGCGCGACCAAACAACTTGGTGTTATCTGTTTTACATTGAGCCATTTCTTAGCCTCTTTCGGATATAAAAAAAGGCCGCCGAAGCGACCCTGTAAGGTTTAATTTGTTAGTTTTCACCGTAAAGACAGGAGAATTGCAATCGCCACACGATACGGCCTTCGGTTGTCATAACAGGAGGAGGAATACCGCCTATATTGGTTATTTGGCCTAGGCAGCTGCTGATTAGCGTGTTCTGCTTAACAAAGTCGATGATTGATAGCATCGTCTGTTCTGATTTTTCAGTCTCACCTTTACCAGAAATGATGTCTACCAACGTGTGATACTCGCCGCCAATATCTCGGTCAATATCACTACCGCCATTGGGGCGAAACACGATGAACCGGTCGGTAATTTTCCCCGTGTCAGACCAAATAAGTGATTGAGTGATGTAGCCAGTCGTCAGGCCAGCATCAGCAAACACACCCTTAACACGCTTATACATTGGAGGATTCATAGTGACATCTCCCGAGCTATAGCAGCCTCAATCTGCTCTTTAGTATCAGCAAATCCTTTCGTTAAGAACTCTTTCTCAGCAGTCGCTCGACGGAATGTCTGAGGCACATTCGGGTCGTGAACATAAACCGCGTAGTTGGCTGAGTAACCAACACGACCTGTTACCCTTGTACCGTTTACCGATAGCTCTCGATATTGGCTATTAAGCAGGGTTGATGTATCGATTGGTGTATAGATGGCAGCTTGAGATGAGCCGATAATCATTGCGCTTTGTAGCGCCCTAACTACCTTGCGACCTTGAACATTATTGATAATGGCATCGAGATTACGCTTGGCCGCGCTAATGCCTTTCACTTTAACGCCCATGCTATACCCCCGTCAGCAGTGCATAATCATCTGCTAGCCGTTCAAAGGTATCTGCATAACGGATTATCTGCATGATTTCATCAGCGCCAGCGGTTAATGGGTCAGCTTCGGTAGATTCGCCAATGAGGATATAATCGCCCTTCTCGGCTTTGTCGAACTCAGACCAGAAAGTATTTTTAACCACCTGTTCTGTGCCGATATCGCCAATCTTTGCTGATAGCCCACCTTGGTAATCGCACATGATGATTTCGGGAGCCGTAAAGCCGAGTGGCTGCCCGTATTCATCCATAGTGCTACCGTCTTCACCGACCTTCTTTCGCCAGATTGTACAAGGAGCGGTATAGCTCCAATTGGCTACAGAACTCAATTTCGCCACCTTACAATCACAGGATTGGTATCAGCTATCTTTCGACAGAATAGGAACCACTGCCCATCAGACTTGAGGTAAGCAGTCGTCTGTCTACCCGAATCAGTCTCGACCCACACCCTAGATAATGGCTTAGGGAGCTTTTCGGTAACGTTAATCCATTCCATCTAGCCCCCGACCACATCGAAAAACCCTACCGAGTTACTCGATAGTGGCAGACCAGATAGGCACCCGTTACTGTCCCAAGCTCTAATCTGCTTGAGTAAGTAATCAGTACCCGCTGAATCATAGGTAAAAGACCGCGAAGCACCTGAAGGAGCTGACTGTGACGATATTTTCCGCGCGCCGGACAGGGCCGCGAGACGCAATACAGCGTAGATAAGCAGTAATTTTTGCAAGTCCTCTGAATACCCAGCCCCGTCCATACATGCCGACACATCACTCACCTGCGAGAGTAGTAAGGTGAGTAACGAGTCAGGAACCGTGAAGCCCAATTCAGCCATCATCGGTTTTACGTCTTCAAGCGTGATTTGGGCTGCCATGATTATTTACCTGTTGCGAAGATGACCGAGAAACGACCTTGGATGTCAGTCTTGACCATAAGGCCAGCTGCTCCCCAAGTACGCCACACATAGTCGCTATTGTAGAACGGGCGCGGGTCGGCAACAGTACCGAACGCTTGCCCGACAATCGGAGCGATTACGCCAGATTGCAGTGGAACGATTAGCACCTGGTTACCAGTTAACTGAGCATCAACCTTAATCGCAGCAATGCCGGATAGCTTCAGTAACTCTTCATACAGCGTAGGGGCTGCATAGTTGTCGCTGAAGTATTGCTCTAAGTTGGACATAATCTCTTGCGAGACATAGTACGTTTGAGCACCGTATTGCAAGTTAGTCACGCGGACTGCATCACGTAGAGCGATAAACTGCTTACGGATTGCTTTTGGATCGTTAGAAGTTGCAAGGTTGGTCGTTAATGTGACCTGACCTACGCGCTCGTCGGCTTTAACGCCCTTCCACGTTTTCCCGTCGAACGTTACGAAATTACCTTCAGCGTCGCGGAAGCCATTGAAGATGTAATCGACATAGGTGCGGCGAACTTGTGCGGCTGACTCTGCTTGCGCATCAGAGATGACATCAAACGCGTCAGGGTTATTTAAGCGAGCATCACGCCAGTTAAACTTAAAGCCAGTGTCATGCACTGGAACCATCGTGCCGTCGTAATCGTAAGCCGTTGCATCCAGCGCAGCGCCGATTTGCCCAGACATTGACGTATGTCCCCACATCTTACCGCCCGATTTTGCATACTCGTACACAGTGGCATTGATACGCACTGAGCGAGATAGCGGAGTCAGGTCATTCAGCAGTGTGAACTCATCCTGATTGGTAAACTGCGACAGGACTGTCTGGTCGAAAGTTTTGTACAGGTCAAGCGGAGAGCGAACAGCATTGATACCATTCAGTTTCGAAGCGATGTTAACTCGGTTGGCAATTTCTTCCATGACGTTTACGCCTTGGTGGTTCATTGCCGCTTGGCGCTCTTGTGCGAGTTGCGCGAACTGGTAGCTGTTGACAGCTAGGTTATTGGTCTTTTCACCAATAGACTTCGAGAATACAAACATTCAGTTATCCTTATTTGAATACTACGCGAACCAGATCGCCTGCTTGCGCAGTCAATGCTGTGTCTTCTTCGACGTATGCGAATACAACGTCACCCGCCACTGCCGGAGTGTCTCCATTTGCAGGAGTGCCCGCCGAAGCCGCTTTAATCTGACCATTAGCGACTGCGACCGGTTGTCCTTTGGTGTAGGTGCCAGCAGCAGCGCGGACATTCAGGAACAAACCTTGTAGTGGCTGAATACCAACGACCAGCTCACCTGCATCGATGGTGTCGTCTACGCCTTTGCAGCGCAGATAATCCATATTGGCAACGTAGAGGATTGCTGACTCAGCACCAGTGGCCGATGCCGTAAACTTGCCAGAATCGAAGTAACCGACCGTGCCAGGCAGGACAACAGCCGCCGCAGAGCCTTCGCGATGAATTAACGGATTAGGGAAAATGCCGCCTGCGTGAATTACGTGTTTACCGTCTTTAGCCATTTGTCATTACTCCGGCATTTCTGAGATTGATTTAATTTCGGTTGAGTGGTTGAAAGCACCGCTCAGGCCGTGTGAAGTGGCGCACTGCGCGTAAAGCTCTTTGAGTGGCTCACCGTCCAGCGCATTGACTGCGATGTCGGTCATGCCGAACTTGGCTTTTACCGCTGAGCGCATAGCGGACTTCTCTTGATCAGCATTAGCTGTCAGACCTGACTTAACTGCTGCCAAATCATCTGCGAATGGCTTGAACCAAGCTGGCGCTACTTCGGCATTAGCTGCCGTGGTTGCTGGCTTATTTTTAGCTGCCTTTTCATCGGCCTCTTGCTTCTCACGCACGGCTTTTTCTTCCGGCGTTTCTTCTTTTTTGGTGGCGTCGGCGGCCACCGACTCGTTGTATGCTGCCATTAGTTCAGCGTCAGACTTGCCCTCGGTCGGGATGCCTTTGGCTTTCAGCGCATTAGTGATGAGTTCTTTCATCGGGTCTACTTCCTCTTTGGGTTGTTTGCTGTTGGCGCTGAAAAACGCCTTTAGCTGTTGGAAAAATGAATGTGATTCAGGGGGTAATTCGTCAGGGGTTTGTGCTTCGGCAAGATTAACGACTTCGATTTTCTGCTCGGTACCGTCAGAGTTAACGAAAATACCGACTCCATCGTTCGGTGTTCCAGCGCCCGGCTCATCGAGTAATACCGCCACATGGTCAAAGTCCATATTCGTGGCAATTTCATCGTACTTCTTACCTTTGGAATCACCGTTAGCAACGATTCCTGAGTAGGTAAGCCCTGTTGAGATATGAATAGGCTCAGAGTTATTACCTGCCGCCATATCATCAAGACGCGCTAGGAGTCGCTTACCGTTGTCGGAGGCTTCAGCGTATCGGCGGTCAACGTACATATCTCCAGTAACCTTGCCGCCTGAGTGGTTGACGTTCTGTAACCACGCACCGACGTGATACTGATTAACAGCTTGCACGTCTCGGGCTGAGATATGTTTGCCGTCGAGCTTTGGGTGACCTAGAGGCATTGGGTTGCGCTCTAGCGTTTTATAACTCTTTGCTATTTCTGCTGCCGGATAGAGCTTGCGATTCATCACAATGTCATCAACCACAGGCGTGATTCCGCGCACGATAATGTGATCGCGTCCGTTGATGGTTTCGGTTGAGATGTTCGAAGCTGAGTTAATGACCGACAACACGTTTACGCAGTTGCGTGACATGCTGAGTCCTCTTTTGTGAAGAAATTAAGCCGCTTGTAGCCATTGTCCGCGCTCTTTAGCTAAGCGCTCGACCATGCCTTGATTAACGATGTTGCCTTTGTCGTCGAGAATGACGGGGATTTGAGAGCAGTAGCAGCGGTAACGGTTACCGTTCTGTGAATACCACTCTCTGACTTCTTCAGGCGTGTAGGTGTGTCCATGCCTCGCCACATGCCAAGACCGGGACGTTGGCTTGAGTGCGGAAAGATGGAGTAAGGCAGTATTCAGCCCCAACCTATCTCGCGACCAAGTTGTTTCATTCCACTGTGCCTCGCGTAGTGCCCCGACCTGCTCTGTCTGAGCAATATTCTTAGCACTGGACATACTCACATCAAGACGCTTACTGATGATACCCGCAGTTTCTCGCGGGTTAATTCCCCGACCAATCGCATCCGCAATGACATTAGCTAAATCAGCTCTCGCTTTATCGCTGACACCTTTCCAATCGCTATAGGTACTAACGTAGGCTGCTGCTATCTGATTCTGATAAGCAGGAGAGCCAAGAAGCGACGATAAGGTGGTTTGTGGTGCATAGGTAGCCGATTGCACCGAAAGATTCGTGTAGGCTGCCTGAGTGCCTCTATGGTATTCATCCGAGACGTAGGATAACGCCCAGAGATTATCGCTATTACCTTCCAGCAAATAGTCATCGAGTATCGTTTGCACAACTTGCAGCAAGTCAGCTAACTGAGTAGCGGTCATATCGTAGATATAGCTACTGGCATTCACCTGATAAATTGTCGCACCGTGAACAGCGTATGACTTCGTATTCACCGCCG